ACCATTTATTGAACGACCTTTAATACCCGCTGGCGCGACGCCGTCAGAACTAACCATACTGCCTTGAATATTTTTGTAACTTGATGAAACTTGTGGCGAAATAAAATCAAGCACAAGCGACATTTGCGAATTGCTTTGACCTAATGCAAACGAAGTTGAAGCATTGTTTAACAAATTTGCTGTATTACCAGCAAAATCTAGACCTGTGCTCATTTGGTAATAACCGCTATCGCTTCTGTCTGTTCCGGATACCCTCACTCGACCGGTCAAAGTAGCAAGACTTGTTACCGCGGTTACTTCTAAAATCATTCTGTAATTTCTATAAGTGCTTGTAAATGTGTTTGTAGCCAATGAAACACTTGTCGCGGCAGCAAATGTTCCGCTTGTAACAAAATTAAAACCACTAGTGCCTACTGACTGCCACGCCGCACCATCATAATACTGCGTCGTATTTGAATCCTCAAGATAAGCGAACTGGCCTTCTGCCAAAGTCTTCTCGCCACTACCGCCGAAAGCGTCATTGCGTGTCGCTGTACCGCTGAATACCGGTATGCCATTTGAAAGCAGATTTTGATTTGCTGCGGTCAAAACTTCCGCTGATGCGAAAGTCGGAACCTTAGTCTGTGCATTTGCGCCCATGATGCTCCTATCCTAGTCCAACGGTTGCGTCGTCAAGTTGCGACGTGTCAAGTATAAACGCTGTGATCAAATCAATCTTGCCGAAGCCGATATTCACTTCATGTCTGGCAGGGCTGAGGCGATGTTGGATGGATTCGACAACCACATTCTGGGTGACGGTCAACGGCACACCGCTGGTGAATACTCGGGTCACTGACAGAATGTCACCAATCTCCAAAGCTGCGATCTGTTCCTGTTGTGCAGCCGTCAACATGTTGACCAGAACCGAAGCCTCCGAGAACCTCACCTCCGGCTCACTGAACCTACCAACCAGGTTCGTAGCCAAAGCCGACCCAGCCGCAGCTGTATCCAACGGGATGTCAGTCAACGAGAAAGTCTTGATTCCGTACTCTGTTTGGCTGGCCGTACCATTCGCCACACTCGACACCGTGCCACCAGATATCTGTACCGTGGCACGGTTCACCACCGTCTCGGCACCATAAATGTTTGACAACGACTGGATCGGAATAGCACCCGTCGCAGTACCACCAAGACTTGCCACAGCCGTCCCAAACGAAGTGGACACACGCGCATCAAAGTTAATGTTCCCAGAACGGTCAGCAAACAAACGACCATCCTCAGCGAACTGCACAGCCTGCAAAGCAGCCAACGCATTCGTCGAATCCTCATAGGCAACCGTGCCACACGTTGCCACACCAGTAGAGATCGACCGCAACGCCGTAGACCAAGCCACCTCACTCCTGTTCAGAATGGTGTTGACTCGGGCTGAGGTGAGTTCAGCCGATGGGGTGAATCCTGTGAGTGTCGTTTGTGATAGTTGGGCTAACGCATCGACACCGAGGATGGTGGCTGTTGAGAGTTGTGGTTCGGCATAGTCGATGTTGAGGTCGTACACATATCCCGAGTACATCGCAGCTGTGCCAGCGGTGCCACCATACACCTGCACCTGGCGACGTGGAGCAATACCCAACGAACCCTGATACCAAGACGAGTCAGTATTCAGTGGATCAAACTGGCGGCCTGAAGCCTTGTCATCTGCAACGATGCTCAATGTTCCAGAGTTGAAAGTATCCAACTGGGTTGCACGACCACGATTGATGTTGACCGATTGAACATATTCGGTGATATCCACAAAGTCTGTGGAACCATCCAGCACATCAGTGCCATCAAGTAAAGATGAATCAAGTGTGAAAGCGTCAGCAAGAAAGCCAACATCCAACAACACCTTGACCGTTTCCCCCCACTTCATCACCTTCGCCATCAGCCGAATGTCCCCGTAAACGGGTTCCCTCCATTGTTCCTAGCACGACGATTCAGAATATCCTGAATCTCCTGAGCCACCTGATCAGGACTAGAAATCAAACCAGCATTCACCGAGATGTTTACCTGCCCAGGATTATCAGCAAACGTCGCAGCAGCAGCATTCCCAGCCACCGTCGAAGGGATAGAACCCGCGAATGTTGCCATCGGATTGTTGGCTGCGATCTTCGGATACAACTTCGCCAACTCACCTTGCTTCGCAATCGCATCATTCAAACGCTCCTGCGCCTCAGCCTCACGATCAATCGCATCAGCCACACGATCAACCGCCTCAGCCTGCTTAGCCTTCGCATCATTGACCGCAAGCAACGCCTCCTCATAAGCCTTACTACCATCAGTCGCACCAGACACAGCCTCATTCAACAACTGCTGCTGATCCTTCAACTCACCAGTCGCATCAGTCTGATCATCAGTCGCATCCTTCAACGACAACTTCGCCTCAGCCAACGCAATCTCAGCCTCACGAATAGCCTGAGGAGAAGACTCAGGATCCTTACGAACCTTCGCCAACTCCAACTCAGCATCCTTCACAGCAAACGTCGCCTGCTCAATCCGATACCCAGCCCGCTCAACCCCACGCTGAGCCTTATCCAAAGCCAACGCAGCTGCTTTCGCCTCCGGTGAATCAGCACCAAACCCAGCGGTCACCTGCACCAACCTTGCCTGCGCTGTGGCTAGATCAGCATCAGCCTGAGCCTTCGCCTCATTAGCCCGCTTGGAATCCTTCTGTGCATCAGTAAACGCCTTCGATGCTTTGGTAGAAGAACGCATCGCATCCGTGTACTTCTCCAACTTCTGCTTCGCAGTTTCCACAGCCTTAGCCGCACCAGTTGTCGCCTTGTCCTTGTCCTCTTCCTCTTTGATACCAGTCCGAATGACTTTGCCAACACGCTCAGCGTTCCGAACCTGCTGCTCAGTAGTCCTGTTGCTGGCAAACTTCAACGCATCCAACTCCAACCGTGCCGTCCTCACACCGTTAGCCAAATCCAAGAACAGTTGATCCGCGCCAGCAAGTTGCTCATCAATACGGTCACCGATGTTGCTGGCCGTTACACCAACAGCAAGAGACTTGAATGCACCAACAGCGTTGAATGACGCTGCACTAGCAATGACTCCAACTTGACCCAACTTCTCAATGACATCAGCCAAACTGCGCAAGAACTCAAGCGTGGCAATGTACGCACCTTTCATTACCTCAATCGCTTTGATACCGAAGTCACCCATAGCAGCAATCGCAAACTCAAACGCTCGACCAACACCCTTCTCACCAAGGTTCTCAGCAAACGCTGTGATCGCAGGAACAATGTTGTCGTTGATGAAGTTCACAAACTCTTTGAAGTAAGGCAACAACACCAACCCAACCTCGGTTGCGGCATCAGACAACGAAGCCTGCAAGATGCGCATCTGGTTGGCAAACCCTTCCGAGGTTCGAGAGAAGTCACCTTGAGCCAGGTTCGTGTCTTTGAGAATCAACGCATAGGCGGCCTGAGTCTTGGCGGTGATGTCGAGCGCACCCTTGCCGTCATACAATCCCATATTGAATGCTTCTTGTTTGAGGCGCACATCGTTGATGGCCACACCGAAACGCTTCAACGGTTCTGCCTCACCGGACAAACCTGAACGCAACGCCATGATTGCTTCCTCAATCGGAGTGTTGTTGAACGAAGCCAAGTCAGCAGCCAACGAAACCAATGTGACCGACATGTTTGCGGCTTCACCCTCACCAATGCCGAACGCTTGGATCAAGTTACCGAAAGTACCAGCAGCCTCCAACGCAGCCTGCTTCGTGATACCGAATGACGATGCTGAAGTCTTCGCAAAGTTGTCAACAATGAACGCCGAGTTCTTGAACACCGTGTTCACCTTTGACTGGGACTCTTCAAGATTTGATGCCTGTTGCACCAACTTGAACGAAGCCGCAGCAACAGCACCAGCCGCAGCAGTACCAGCAATCGCCATCGTCCTGAACGACGGGATCAGATTCTTCAGCGACCTGGCAACACCCTTCTCCAAGTTCGCTGACAAACCTGAGAAACTTCTAGCCATCTTGCCAACGCCAGTAGTCGCATCACTTACATCAGCAATAAACTTGACAACGAATGTGCGTTCACCAGCCATGCGCCGATTCTACTCGCCTGCCTCCAACCGCTGACGCAAAGCACGAAACTCTGTTGCAGCCGCCTGCCACTTCTCAGCACCTTCCAAACCTGTCCACGACCAAACCTTCGCAGGTTCATTCCAGAACTCTTCGCTCAACAGATACGATTCATGGCGACGCGCACGAGGCTGACGCACCTCCCGAGACTTGATCGGTCGAGGTTGCTCAACAACATCAAAACTGAAATCAGTATCCAACAACACACCATGACCCTCATGGAACTCAAAGGTTTGACCTGGTGCATGCTGAGGCAAATAGAACAACCGTGCAGGGTCTTTCGTTTGTGGGTCACCAACAAGGTTCAACCGTTCATGCAACCCCTGCCACACAGCCCGCCACAATGAAGCAGGCACACGCTCAGCCAAAGGCAAGACCAAGTGATAGTGAGGATCAGAATCAGAATGCGAATACGTCGAATACGCAAACCACTCCAACCCATCAAGCCTTGCCTCACGGAACGACTCACCGTCCATGTCCACCACCAACGCCTCAATGAACCGCACATTGCGATTCCCACGAGTGGTGCTTGGGTAATACTCAACCGGTGACCACAACGCGCCATCAGTCTTCGCAGCGTTCTCCTCATGGAACGCCAACAAGTCACGCAGCTGCTCCCAAGACGAAGCCAAGGGCTTCGGATAAATTGACTTCACATTCTTGAACAGAACCGCCATGACCACCTCCCTACCCTTGAGGGTAGTGGAATCCCAGCCGAAGTCAACTATCAGTCTGGAACGAAAACAATGCCAGTATCGGTCTGTTGGTAAACCCCACCCAAAGCCTTACGGGCTGCGGCTTCCTGCACCCTAGTATCTTCCAACTGTTTCAGAACTCGGTCAATGGCATCAAGATATTCTTTGGCAATATCCTTCTTGTGCTTCCTAACGGTAGGCCAGAAGAAGTAGCCTGCTTTGCCTCGATGCCGAAGGAACTGCTGGGTCTTCGGGGTTCTAGCACCACCGAACTCTGCACCAAAGAACACGTCACCCCTGGTCACCTTGCGCTTGCGTTTACGGTTCGGACGGGACTTGGAAACAAACCCCGACTTCGTAGACAGAACCGCAGCAGGCAACGAGTTGAATGTCCTAGCTCGCATACCCTTCATGACCTCAGTTGCCTGACGGTTACGGGTCACTGAACCTGCCTCAAACTTGGCGGCCACAACCAACAAATTGGCAACCGCAGTGGAAGCCTTGTTGGCTTCTTTCCTGAAGTTCTGATCGGTCTTGGCTAGGTCACGAATGAACTGAGTGATACCAACAATCTCAACGCTGCTGTTCCCAGCAGGAGTGAAAGCAACTGAGCCTGCTCGACCGATTGCGTTGTTGATTGCCATTGGCTCAGACTACCTCTTCAGATGAATTGCTCTCCAACGAAGATAGGCGAGCATTGTGAAGATCATTCGTGGTGATTCTGCCAGCAACACTGATGGTGCAATACCTGTCTCGCAAGACAGGTACGCGATCATCCAGTGGGCTGACTGATCTCCAAAGGGACGATCACTGCTTCAGCAGCATCTCCCACTTCTAGCGATTCAATCTCATCGCACCATGATTCAAAGTCAAGGCCAGTCTTCTTCAAACGATGCTCAGCATGCCAACCCAAATACGCAAGGTCAGTCAACGTAAGTTCTGTTTCAAACTTGGCGACGCTTCGATTGAACTTGTTCTCAAACGCAATGAAGTCTGGGAACGCAGCCACAATCTTTCGTGACTTGCCATCGAGCGCACTCGTAAGTTCAAGTGCAATCTTCATATATACCTCCGCAGGTAAGGGTTGTTATTTTGAAACTATGCGCCGGTACCAGTCTTGGTGATTGCACCAGAGATTGGGTAGGTGATGCTCACTACAGCAAGGTCACCAACGGCACCCGATACAGGTGTCCAAGAAACTGGCAAAGCCGAGAATGCGTACTGCGGATTTGCAGAAGAAGCAGCAGCAGTTCCGTTTGGCTTGATCGTCATCGGTACAGCAGTGCCAGCAGTGTAAGCATCCCAGAACAACTTCTCAATCGTTGGGAAATCCTGATGCAACTCAAGCGTCACCGAGTTGTCGATCAAACCTTGAATCCGTGTCACAGCCGAGGAACCCATTGCAGTTGTTGCAACTTCAGCAGCTGTCGTGGACAGGGTCACGGACGAAACGTACTGGGTGATATCTGTGTTGGCAGTACCGAAGGTGACTGTCACGTTTGTGAAAACTTGCTTTGCCATTTGATGCTCCTGCCTTATCGGCTATCGAGTTGAACTACTTCTGCTCGGCTGAGCCGATGCGATAACTCTACACGCACCAGCCACAAGCGGGCAACCGTTAGGCGTAAACGATGACACGGAAATCCACCATCAGATAGGTGGTGTCGTTGCCTTCCATCGTGGAAATGTTTGAAGCCGACTCAACCAGCAGGTTTGCGACCACACCACCCAAGGTGCGATCCCCTTCCAAGGCGGCACGAATAGAAGTCGCACCCTCATAGGACAAGAAGCCATCCAACGCAGCTTGGGCAGACCGCTCAGCTGACCGACCCACCACCACAGAGATTGTGAACACATGGGTGATGAGACCGCCACGCATCGCACCGTTGTAGGTGATCGTGTCCAGCATCGGCCAAGCAAACGGGGTGTTCAGATTGTCAGGCTGATAGGCGTAAGACCTCAGCCCGCTAATCGTTGCAAGGCGTACCTGCAACCCCTGTTTGATTTGAGTGACGGTTGTTGCTTCGTTCATGCGAAGAGT